GTACATGTTCTGGGTCGGAGCCCAGCGGCCACCTTGATAGGTGGCTGGCCAGGCACTGTCGGACTCTCCCTCAAGGTCAGCCTCTAGGCTGGCCCCGACCAACCCTTAAAGGGGTGATCTCCACCCAAGTTTCATGCTAGACGACTTGGGGCGTCCAGAACGCTCTAGGTGTTCGCTAGTAGAAACCATCGGAACGAGGTGTTCCAATGGGTGTCGAGACCAGGACTCTTCCGAGTCCAAGGCCTGACTGCCGGAGTGAAGCCAGGGAATTGAATCCCTTAAACTAGCTCCCTTGTCCAGCTTAAGCAAACACTTAAGAAGGGCACCAGTCCCCCCCAAAGGATTCTGAGGGGGTTTGGCCTTCACTACATATCCCTTAACGACAGGGATATGAAGGCTTGGGTGTAGCTTACTATCAGGCCACTGTGTAGCGCCTGATCGGTCCACAGCAAGTAGTTTATCGCTGTAGGCTAGAAAGCTAACCCTGCCCAGCAATGAGGACGTGGGTTGGATGGTCGGAAAGTGTGTCAATACCTTCCGAATTTGCCCATCCAGCCACTGCACGGTCTTCCAGTAACCACTCATATAGAGTTGGTTCCGAAGAGACACGAGCGACTGTACCTCATTAGCATCCTGCCGTCGTGCAGGGAACTCTTGCCGGACACGAGTTATACTAACATCGTGCCCATTAAAGTACTCCCTGCCACAAGACTCCCTGAACCTTCCGGTCCAGAAACTCTTGTCGGTCCCTACTTGAGCACCGAAATGCTCAAGCATATCGACGACGGTAAGCACGTGATCCACGGGTACGATCAAATCGTCCCCGTAGACGCGCACCTTATCCGCAAAGAGTCTATACAGATCTTTGCGGCAAAGTGTTGTGCTAAGCGACTTCTGAATCCCCAAGAAGATCAATGTCGTAAAGACCATTGCTTCGAAGGGGAAACAGAGCGCTGAACCCATAGACGCGAACTTCGCGAGGCGAATTACTTCGCCGTCGGGAAGCCTAGCCCGTCTAGAACGGGTCGCATCAACGGCCCCTGACAAATGAGGCCACTGTTGCAACATCGCTCTAACGAGCTGATTAGAGACTCTATCGGAAGCGTCACTCAGATCGAGTGTCGCAGTTCGGTTATCAGCCGAACCAATTCGAGCAAGCTCCTGGTTAGGAACTTGGTCGTCAAATCCGATAACCCTCGAAAGGAAGTTATCCTTACCGAGGTACGCGAGGAGTCGCTGGAGTATGGCTTGCTGCATATACTGCATGCAAGTCGGCTCCATGGCGATCACTCGCGGAGTCTTAAGCGTCTTAGGTACGAGGGTAACCTGTACAGGTACCTCCGCGCCAGGTTCGAGGAAGTCAACTCCTGCCAACTGGTGATAACTTCGCCAATTAGGCAGCAGATTCTCGCCGGCCGCGAGGCCAGCTTTTTCGAGACGTTCGGTCCAGACCGTTTGAATGAACTTTTGGTTACCCTTAAGTCCATCAGCGGTGGATCCTGGACCGTGCCTTGGTATGTGACGCCCATAGTAGATATCTCTATCTACCTTGGCGAACACACGACCAAAGAGCATGTTCGACATTCTAACAAACTCTCTAAGATCGCTCTCAGAGAGTTCATTGTCGAACAAACGGACTTCCTGCTCACACTTGACATAGTTCCGCACTGACTTACGCTTCCTCGCATCGCTGCAAGGAAGCTCCATCTTACCAAACATCAGCGTTAGCTGACGAAGGGCAATGATGGAGTCAACGCAGGGCTCATCAAGTAGCACACCACTATCACGGTCGAACACACGACTGAAGAAACCTCCGAGAAATCGGGGGAGACTTCTCCCACGTTCAGTGATGAACGCGGGATGGCTAGTCACCTGTCCCTGGTCAAGCCATTTTTGGATGGCCTTTCCTAGGGAAGGTAGGGTAATCGTTAGAAACGACAACCCCTCATGTTCGATCCGAGCCGAGACGGTATTAATGTCTCGGCTGGCGCTAGTGCAGCATTGGATGGCGGATTCCTCTGCCATCCGGGACCAGAGTGACATCAGGCTTTTCATCGTCCC